TGTTGTTGAACCTGTTGTTGAAACAGAAGAGTTTCGAGTCCCTCCTATGCCGGTAGACACAACACCGGATGGGTTAGACCCTAATTTTGATTACGCCGAGTTTAATAAAAATGGACGTGTAAATTTTTCTCCAGAATATTTTAAAGATATTATGACTCTTTATAAAGGTCGTAAAAGCCTTTCAAACAGAGGGGCTAGAAGGTTTACAAACAAAGAAGGGCAAGCGGAACTTCCTGAGTCTTATAGCGCTACACAAGCGTTTGCTATTCAAGCGGCCACTGAGTTTAACAAAAAAACAGGTATGGGTAGCTATCAAGAATTAAAAAACGGTACTTCTAAGTTTGCTAAAGGTTTAAAGTTTACAGATCAAATGATTCTTGAAAAACTAACCAATATGGAAGAAAAAGGTTTTTTAGCAAGTTTAGGTCGACGCGCCGTAGCAAATGTTCCCTCTAGTATAGCGTTCGGTACTGGTTTTGCGGCGGGGAAAAAATTTCAAAGTTTTTTACCATCTTTTACTCAAAAGATACCAATGAGTGGCTACCGCCCCATGGACGCAGTATTAAAAACATTACAAGCAGGGCAAACGGCCTACACCGCAGGACGTTTTGCGCTCCCTTATATATCAGGGATAGGCGCAAGTATATTTGCCAACGTTAAAGCGGCAGAACCTTTTAGTGAACTTTTTTTAGGTGAGAAAAAACTTCCAATTCCAGAATCATACCCTGTTATGCGACGAGGGGAAGCTTCCGCGGACGTTTTAAGCTTTACACCGTATGCTTTTTTTGCAGATCGAGCCCAAACAAACATGCTGACAGATTATTTTGCTAATAGATTAGCAAGTAATCCGGGACAATTTGGTAGGGGGTTTGATTTAACAGGAAAAAATAAATCTTTTTCTACACAATGGAAAGAAGCGCAAAAGACCGCTCAAAATAAGTTTAATCAAAAGGGTGAATACGTGGGTACCCGTGGGGGGAAACAGTTTCAAGGCCCTTTGAATGTAAATGATTTAAACGAACGAGGCGTAGCTGCGGTCCTTCAAGGTAAAACATCTCCTAAACTATTGAGAATGTTGTTAACTATGGAAAATGCTTTAAAAAAGTCTGGTAAAGACGCCCGAAAAAATAAAAGCTTGACTCTTTTCTATGAGACACTTGCTGCGGGGGGCGCAAGTACTTTTGTTGGAGAAGCCGCAAAAACTGATCCTTTTGGAATGTCTGAAATGGGTTTTGAACTTTTAGGTGGAGTGGCAACTCCTTTATTAGGGGGTCAAACTCTTATGGCCGTACACTCTAAAATCAAACCTTATGTAAAAGAACTTGTAACAAACGTTAAGGATAGAGGCTTTCTTGGAGGCGCAAAGGAAACAGTTAGAGGAGGGATTGAGGAAGGCAAACAAGCTCGTGGTTTTAAACTGATTTTAAACGAGTTGGAAAAGATGGGCGAACTGGATACCCCTGAACAAATACAAACGTTATTTACAAACCTAGAACAATACAAAACAATAGATGGTGTAAAACAGACCTCCGGACAAGCTTCTAAAAGCGTTGTCATACAAGCGATGGAAGCAGCTTTAGCTAGAGATTTTAAGGAATTGAGCGACGCTCAACAAGCGGCAAGAACAAAAGAAATAGAGCAGATGGATTCAATTTTACAAACTTTAGCGCTTGGTGAAGGGACTGAATTTGCAAGAGAAAGCACCATACTTGCGGCAAAAATACAAGAGGCTGTGTTTGAACAAACTTTAAACGGGCGTCTTCGTAATGCAGAAGACGCACTATTATCTAATCTTGAGACACTTAAAAAATCAGATGTACCCGCAGTTGATTCCTCTGGTCTGCCTTTATCTGAAGAACAACAAGAAATTTTAGACAGTGAAAGTATAATGGACTTATCAACCAGACTTTTTGATATGCTTTCCGCTCAAAAGAGATTTGCTAGAGACCAACAAAGAACTCTTTATTCCAAAGTTGGTGACGTTGAAGTTAATAAATTCTTTACAGAAGATGGGGAGCCCACTTCCGTTCCTAACTTCATGCAGTTCCTGATAGATGAAAACGTTATTGACGAGAGTGTAGTAAAAAAAGAGTTGGCAAGCCTGTACGAATTTTCGAAAAGATATTCAGACAAGCTTGGATTAAATCTAAACATCAGTTTAGATAACCCTAAATTAGAGGCTTATAAAGAATCTCGAATTAAATTAACCGGTTCCGGAGCCGTAAAAATCTTTGACAACTTTAATAAATCAATTAGCCCTAACTTTACAGACGATGGTTTGCCTGAAAATGTTACTGATGAAATGATTGACGGTGTACGCCAAGCCCGAAACAAAAGAAAAGGTGAGAAAGTAAAAGATACGTTTAACCTTTATGATTCTTATATGGACGCCCTTATTGAAAAGAAAGGCCGACAAGGCATTGGCGGCACAACCGAAGCAGATAGATTAGCTCGAAGAGAAGCTTTAGACAATTTTGATGTACGTGTTGCTTCTTTAATGGAAGGGTTAAACGAAGCAGAAGCGAGTAAATTTTCTAAGTTTATAGATTCTACTAATGGTATGACTGCGGCACGTAAAGCTTCTGAAATTAGAAAATATGTTTCAACAGAATCCTTACGTCCCGGTGATCATCCCGGTAATGTAATGGCTGAAAAAATGGAGTTTATTGCAGATAACCCTTTTGGTTCTGTTTCGGGAGAACAAATAGGCGCGGAAGGCATACCCTTAAACGACCTTCGCCAGATAAGAACACAAGCTTTAGAAATTTCCCGAAATGGAGATAAATCACCATCTGTTAGACGGGCCGCTGGTATGTTTGTCGCGGCTGTGGAAGATGATTTATCAAGGTTTGCAGACTTTGCGGGAGACGAGTTAGCCGTAAAAGATTTAAAAAACCTTCAAACGGCCAATGCCTACACTAAAGCTTTTTCAGATGTATTTTACCGTAGCTATGTAGGAGATGCTTTGGCTGAAACTAGAGACGGTGGCTTTAGAATTTCTCCAGAAATAATAGCGGCGGAGTTTACTAAATCTAGGTTTGATCCTAACTTCTTAAAAATTAGAGATATTGAAGAAATTGGTAAATTTATGCGTAAACAAAAAATTCCGGGAGGGGAAGGCGCTGTAGATTCTATTCACGGCGTTTTGGATCGTATTGTTCGCGCCGCACGGGTTGAGTCTATAGACCCTCAAACAGGTGTCGTATCTGAACAACGTTTGGCCGATTGGATAAACAAAAATGCAGAGTTAGAAAATTATTTTCCCGAAATGTTTGCTGATTTAAAACAGTTTGATATTGCGCAAACTCTTTTTAAAGATGTTACAAAAAACAATAATGCGCAACGAGCCTTAATAAATAAACAAATCAATTTTTCAACCTTACTTAGAAACTCAAGTGGAGAAATCCGTAACAACCCTCAATCTGCTATTGCAGAGGCCATGAAAGAAGGTAAAGATCAGGTAAAATCTTTAGATAAATTATTAGAAGTAATTCCAAAAAAAGGACAAACAACAAAAAGTACGGTTTATGAAGTGTTTGACCCTGAACTAAATATGACTCAAACCTTTTTTGATGAAACCAAGGCCTACAACGCTTCTCAAACAATTCCTAATTCTGTTATAACGCCTACAACTTTGTCCGTGGGTCGTGATGAGGCAATAGACGGCTTTAAAGCATCTATGTTTGAATATCTAGTTTTTAGTCCGGGACAGAAAAAAAACAAAGCCCTTTCAGACCCTATAGGCGTGTACAATGAATTATTTGAGAGAAAACTATTAGTAGGAGAGAATCAAAGTCGCCGAGGAACTCGAAATACTTACAAAACAATGGCAGAGTATCTTCAGAGTAAAGGTGTTTTTAATGACCGAGACATAGGAAGTATTAAAAAGACTCTCAAAGCTTTGATTGATGTAAAAACAACAGATGCCGCCAGTCTATTAGGTGAAAACTTTGAAGAAGCAAAACCACTTTTAGACTTCGCTTTGGCTGTGTCAGGTTCAGCAATTGGTACAAAATCACAAAGTTTACTGACAGGAGGCACGGGCGGTCCCGGGTCAATTATTGCGGCAGGTAAAGGTGCGGAAGCCATGAGAAACATTTTCTTGAGAATGCCTCAAGGTCAAAGAATGTTGTTTACGGTAGACCTTTTAATGAACCCTGACCTAATGGCAAAAATGCTTCGTCGTTACGGAGATGAAGGTCAGAGAAAAGGAGTGGTTGGAACTATTCAAGACTATTTAACAAAAGGTTTTTACTCCACCGCGCCACGTCGTATTTTTGCAATTCAAGACGATCCAGTCGATGATTCTCCAGACCCAGAAGATTTTAATCCAAACCTTATTGAAGAAAATGTACCCTTACCACCCTCAAATCAACAAGGTTTTATGAATACCGTACCGCAGGTTAATCCCACCCGTACTGCTACGGTTCCGGCACCTAGTTTTGTCCCACAGAACGTTTCGCCTGTTAATCAGGCACCCGTACAACCTTCTGGCCCAGTGGACCGAACTAGGTACGCCGCAATGTTTCCAAACGATTCCGCGTCTGCTCTTATTAAGCAGGGTATCGGAAGTATGGTGGGTTAACAAATGACAGGTATACCTTCCTTAACTCAAAGAGCTGTAGACATGTACCGTGGCCCACGGGGCATAGCCGTTTACATGGAAGATGGTGGAGAGGTAGAATCTTTTTTTGACAGATTTCACCCTTTAAGAGGTTCGTATCGTAGAAAGAAACCTGTAAGTGTAAAAGCTGTTGAAGCGGCTTTAGACTTCACACCCCTCGGAACGCTTAAAACAGGGGTTGAAATATACGACGAAAGCCAACAAGAAGACCCTAATTATGCCAAGATGGGAATCATGGCGGCGGCAGAAGCGGCGGGATATATACCTTTTGCCGGTCCGGCTATTAAAAAGATGGTTAAAGGTGGGTTAGATAACTTGGATTTAAACTTCAACAAAGTTAACCAAAACAAAATATTTAATCAAGATGTAGATAATCTAATTATTTCTGGAAAAGAATTGGGTGTTCCTACCGAAAAAATAAATAAAGATATATTAGATTACGCAAAACTCAAGAAAAAACCTCACCCGAAACGTGCTTTTGATGACCCCAAGGTTGAGTATGTAGATACTAAAACAATTGTGGATAATGTGGCTCAGTTAAACTTGCCTCGATATGATGTGGGTAAGTTTGGGGGAGATTTACCTACGGGCAAACTTGTAGAAAATCCCGAGAAGTTAGATGAATTTTTAGCCAGCGGTGACGAAACTTTAAAAGAAAACATATTTAACGAGGGCTTCAAAGAACCAATTGAAATTGAAATATCTTTGTCAGACGGTGGCGTTCTTATGTCCGAAGGCCATCACCGGTTGCAAGCTGCAATTGAACTAGGGATTGACGAAGTGCCCGTTGTCTTTAAAACAAAAGAAAACCCCATAAATTTAGTGCCTGTGCAAAAGCCCGCTAAAATAGATGTGTCTGGTTTAAAGACATCTACTAATTATTCTTTTTCTGATATTGACTTTGAGAACCGCATTCTTTCACCAAAAGAAAGCGCGGCGGAAATCCAAGAGCGCGGCGGAACCGTCTTTATGGGAGAAAACGACACTTTTTCTGATAGAAAAAGCTCAAAGTATTACACGCCAATGCGTGAAGGGTACTATAGAAAGACGGAGTAACTTTCTATTTTAACCAATCTTTAGCATCCTCTCCCAATACCTGACCCGCAATGTCAATCTTACTGCGCAAAGCCTTTAGTATCTTCTCGTCAATTGTATCAGGCGAAACCATGTCAATATAGGTGACCTTGTTTGTCTGTCCAATGCGGTGGGCGCGATCCTCAGACTGCAACCTAATCTCCAAATCATAACTGTTCGAAAAGTAAATTACTGTGTTGGCGGCCGTAAGCGTAATGCCATACCCACCTGTACGGGGTTGCCCCACAAAAAACCTAAGTGGATCGTTTTTATCTTGAAAGCGCGTAACAATAGCCTGACGCTCATCTTGTGGAGTACCGCCAAAGTATGTCGCCACAGAGTCTAGGCCAAATCTTTCTTGTAGCGCACCCTCTATGCGTAAAATATCATGCGTATAAGTAGCCCAAATAATGGCTTTACCTTGCACCTCATCTGTTAGCTCCAGTAATTCCTTTAGCCTGTTACTTGCAATGGTTTGTATTTCACCCTCATCGGGCTGTAGAAAACCGCAACATATCTGTTGTAAGCGCATGATCTGCGTAAGAACACTAGCCGTTGTAGCAAGCTCCCCACTCTCTAACTTAGCCAAAGCTAACTTTTTCATTTGTGTGTACAGCTTCTTTTGCTCTGGCGTAAACTCTATCTCACGGCGTACATAAACTTTCTCAGGTAAATCTAAGCAGTCCTCTTTTAATACACGGTTGCTAAATAAATCTAACTTTTCAGAAAGTTCTTCTAAACGTCTGTAGCCTACGATCTGTTGAAAGCTCCGGTGCCCCATGGTGCGTTGCTGAATATTCGCGTACCGCGCCTGAAAAGCAAAGTAGCTGTTAAACCCTAGCGCCTTGTTCTTCAGGAAGTCACACTGACTAAACAAATCCATAGGGCTCTTTGTTATTGGTGAGCCTGTTAAGATACGGCGATACTTTGAGTATTCCTGCAATCTTACAATGTTCTTTGTCCGGGCAGCTTTACGGTTTTTAATTGTGGTGCTTTCGTCTACAACCACAATGTTATTAGGGTTTTGATACAAAAAGGCTAACGCGGCCTCCGTCCCACGGCTCGTGGAAAACGCCTCAATGTTAATAACAAAGATTTTAATACCGTTGTAGTCTCCCACAATAAAGTCTTTTAAGTCCGTTTCCATGCGTTTTGTCTTAGCGGGCGTCCAACGTAAGATGTTTCGATTTATCCTATCTGGTAGATGAGCGGGTATCTCATTCTTAACCCAATTGTCATAAACACCCTTGGGTGCAACAACTAACGCAGAATCTATCTTGCCAGCTTCAAAAAGAACCGCCATGGTATCTATAGCCACTTTAGTTTTGCCTGTTCCCATTTCCATAAACAGCGCATAATACTCCTCGGCCCACGAGGCTTCGAGTGCTGTACGTTGGTGATCATATGGGTTGGTCTTATATTCGAATCCGTGCATAGGTCTCCCCTAAAAAAACTTCTTGACAACTGTGGAGTATAAGATATTATCTGTATTTGTCAAGGCCCAAACGGTGCCTTTAACCACGAAGGAGACTCGAAATGAGTAACGACGTACTAAAAATGATGGAACAAGATTTTGAGGATACTATCGCCTCTTCTGTCGAAAAGATAGACCAACAAGGACTTACTACGGTAGCTGAGTTGGCCCGACAAATCCGTGATGAAGAGCTTTATATTGACGATCTTGAAACAGACCTCAAGGCCGCTAAGAAAAGGCTTCTTAAATTAACGGACGAAGACATGCCCGCAATGCTTGCAGAAATAGGTATTTCTTCTTTTGCCTTGGATGACGGTTCTACCGTTCAAGTCAAACAAACGTATGGAGCCTCCATACTGGTTAACAATCGTCCGCAAGCTTATGATTGGCTACGTGATAATGGGTATGATGACATTATAAAGAATACTGTCTTATGCCAGTTTGGCCGTGGCGAGGATGATCAAGCCCACGCTTTCTCAGCATTTGCTGAAAGAGAAGGTTTTGTGCCTACGCAGAAAACCGAAATTCACCCTCAGACGCTACGTGCGTTTGTCAAAGAGAGGTGCGAGGCAGGAGAAGAGTTTCCAATGGAATTATTTGGAGCTTATGTCGGTCAACGCGCAGTTATTAAAAAAGGTAAGTAATATGGCACAATCAAAAGAAGTGGCTAAAAAAGAAGAAACAGGAGTTGCTGAGTTCAACCCTGCAATGTTTGAAGCGGACGCCGGTGGTGGTCTACAGGATTTGGGGCAAGAAGATTTAGCCCTGCCGTTTCTTAAAGTTCTATCAGGTAATGACCCTGTATTGGACGTTAACGATGACGCTCGTAAAGGTGACATCTATAACACCGTCACAGGAGCCTTGTACAAGGGCAAGACGGGCATTCGAGTAATTCCATGCGCATATCAACGTCGGTTCATTCAATGGGCTCCACGTGGCGTTGGAAGCGGTGCGCCAACGGCTATCTATGAGCCAAGCGACGCTCGTCCAAAAGTAGAGCGGTCTAAGGATGACAACAAAGATTACGTGATGGACGGTTCGGGTGAATACATCGAAGAAACGCATCAGCACTTTGTAGTTCTGCTTGCGGAAGACGGTTCGATGGAAACAGCTTTGATTGCAATGAAATCTACGCAACTTAAAAAGTCACGTAAGTGGAATAGCATCATGGCATCACGTTCTATGATGGGGGCAAACGGGCCTTTCACACCACCACGCTTTGCTTACATCTATGACTTGAAGACTATTGGGGAAGAAAACTCCAAAGGTTCATGGCATGGTTGGGAAATGTCAGTAGAAGGTCCAGTGTCCGACGCTCACATGTATACACGGGCAAAAGAATTTGCATCAAGCATTACCGCAGGGGATGTTGTTGTGAAACACTCAGATGAAGAAGCATCAAGTAAAAACGATAACGATATACCGTTTTAATTAATGTATGCGGCGGGGTAATAATGCTCCGCCGCTTTCTTTCGAGTGGGGTAAATAATGTCAGCAGAAAAGTTTACGGCCATCTTTGATGGTTTAAAAGAAGCCTACGGCTACTTTAGAATAGAAAATACAGGGGCAAATGGTAAGGCCAAAGGCAAAGCGGGCATATTAAGAGAACCGCGCAATGAAAAACTTTGGAGCAACCATTTATCAGGAGCCGGTGCCGGTTTAGGCATTATTCCAATTAACGAAGATAACTGTTGTAAGTGGGGTTGTATAGATATTGATCAATACCCTCTGGATCACACTATCCTCGTAGATAAAATACGCCGTTTAAAAATACCAATGGTGGTTTGCCGCTCAAAGTCAGGCGGAGCCCATTGCTTCCTGTTCGCAAGTGAATGGACAGAAGCTAAAGATATGCAGAAGGCTCTGCAATCAATAGCCGCGGCCCTCGGATATGGCGAGAGCGAGATATTTCCAAAGCAGATTAAGCTACACCTCGACCGCGGGGATGTAGGTAACTTTCTTAATCTACCTTATTATGACCACGAAAGTGGTTTGCGCTATGCCTTTTTAGATGACGGCACTTCGGCAACTTTAGAAGAATTTATTGAATTGTACGAAAAACATGTACAAACGCCAGAACAAATTGTTAAGCTTCAAGTAGTAGGTGGCGGAGAAACCGACCTACTCAAGGACGGTCCGCCCTGCCTACAGATACTATGTAAAGCTCGTATCAGCGAAGGAGGACGAAATAATGGTCTATTCAACATCGGTGTTTACTTACGCAAGGCGTATCCAGACAGTTGGGAGTCAGAGATTTTACGCTTCAACATGGAGTACATATCTCCGCCATTGCCACTCTCGGAGGTAAATGTTGTTGCCAAACAAGTTGAGCGGAAAGATTACGCGTACAAATGTTCAGACGCCCCGATCAATTCGCACTGTAATAAAGACCTATGTCGGACACGTAAGTTTGGCATAGGTGCCGCGGTAGCCGGTGCTACCATCGCAAATCTCCGAAAATATAACTCTACCCCACCCGTTTGGTTTATGGATGTAAACGGCGAGCCCCTAGAAATGGACACGGACGCACTAATGAACCAGATGACATTTCAAAAAGCTTGCATGGAGCAACTTAACTTTATGCCACGCTCTGTTGCCAAGCAACAATGGGAAGCTCGGATAAGCACACTGCTTAACGAGATGAAAGATAACGAGAGCGCAATCATTGAAGTGGCACAAGACGCCAGTATAAGTGGTCAGTTCTACGATTACTTAGAAGAGTTCTGTCGTCATCTACAGGTTGCGCAAGATAAAGAAGAAATCTTGCTTCGTAAACCTTGGACAGACGAGGAGATCAACGTAACTTATTTCAGGCTTAAAGACTTTGAAAACTTCCTGAAAAAGAATAAGTTCTTCGAATATAAATCACACCGTATTGCTCAACGCCTACGGGACATTAATGGAAGTAGCCTTGTTATGAAGATCAAAGGCCGTGCTGTACGCGTCTGGCAAATCCCATCGTTTGATAATGTAGATATTGATATTGATCCGCCCGAGTTTGGATCACAACATGAGGCACCGTTCTAATGCCAAATGTACTCAAAGCCGACCGTAACGCTGAAATTGTGCGACTTATTGATGAGCAACGGGTTACTATGACCGCGGTAGCTAAGTGGTTCGGAATATCCAAACAACGGGTTCAACAAATATATAAGCGCGAAAAAGCTAGAAATGTTTAGGATTTTTGGCCCGCCCGGAACAGGGAAGACGACCACGCTACTTAATATGGTAGATGAAGCGTTAGCGGCGGGTACTCACCCTCACCGCATTTCTTTTCTGGCCTTTACCCGTAAAGCGGCAAACGAAGCAAAAGAACGTGCCGCCGCTCGCTTTGGTTTAGATGCAAAGAAAGACTTGGTTCACTTCCGGACCTTGCATTCCCTCGCACTAACCATGACGGACATCCGCCCCGAGCAAGTAATGCAAGAAATAAACTATAGAGAATTAAGTAAAAAGATCGGTATCTCTTTAGGTGGGTCAAAGAACACTAACTTTGATGATGACATGCCTTCTATGGTTTCCAGTAACGATCCTATTTTAGGATTAATTAACTTAGCTCGCCTACGAAAAGTTAACTTGCGCGACCAGTATAACATCAGCAACCTTGAGGATGACTGGAACACAGTAAATTATGTGGATAAATGTTTAAGAGAATACAAAGAAAAGCTAGGTCTGTACGATTTTACAGACATGTTGGCTCAGTTTGTGTCTGGCAAAAACACGTACTGTCCTGAATTTGATCTATGCTTCTTAGATGAAGCGCAGGATTTAAGTCCGCTACAATGGGATATTGCTCATATACTAGATGAAAACTCCAAGCGTATGTACTGTGCAGGAGACGACGACCAAGCTATCTACCGATGGGCCGGTGCCGACGTCGATCACTTTATTAATTTGCCCGGAGGTTCGGAGACGCTTTCGCAATCATACCGTATTCCTCAAACGGTACATATACTGGCAGAGAATGTCGTGCGCCGCATCACGCGGAGATTTCCAAAACGATACGAACCAAAAAAAGACCGAGGCAATGTGGCGCGGATCAGTCATATAAGTTCTCTGGACATGGCACAAGGGTCTTGGCTAATTTTATCGCAAGCAGGTTATCAACTCCAACCGGTGGCTAGTGACTTGAAATCAAACGGTTATTTGTTTACTTACCGCGGCCATCGGTCAATTAGCGAAAAAATATCTGATGCCGTCAACGGTTGGGAGCAGATGCGCAAGGGTAAAGAAATATCGGGAGAAGTGGCACGTAAGATTTACAGCTACATGTCTACGGGAAATCGTATAACACGGGGTTATAAAAAGCTCCGCGATTTAGACGACGACGACATGGTAACGATGGAAGATTTAATTAGCAAGCACGGATTACTTGCCGACCCTAAGTTAATATGGTCCGAAGCAATGGATAAAATGCCTGAGATAGATAGGGCATACATCACGGCTATGTTGCGTCGCGGTGAAAAGTTTAATGGTATTCCTCGCATTACAGCGTCCACGATCCACGGGTCAAAAGGCGGAGAAGCGGATAACGTCGTACTGTTCACGGACCTGAGTGCCGCGGCAGATAACGATATGCGAATTAATCCAGATGATATGCACAGAGTTTTCTATGTAGGGGTAACGCGTACCCGACAGAACTTGTATATTGTTGAACCTGAAGACGCGACAAGGAGCTACGATCTATGAATTGTTGGCAATGTAATAATGAATTAATTTGGGGCGGCGACGAAGATTGTGAAATGTTAGATGACACAACGGGTGACGATCATACGATCGTTACTAATCTGTCGTGCCCTAAATGCGAAAGCTTTGTATTAGTTTATCACTCAAAGGAGAAAATAAGTGAAGAAAATGACATGGGATGAATGGAAAGCGCACGAACAATCTAAACGTGCCCAAGAAAAAGACCCTAAAAGAACGGTCAAATTCGAATACGATAAAGAAAATGGTGAAATGGTTCACTGTGGTGATGTAGATCAGGTGAAACATTAATGAAACGCAATGAATTATTAAATAAAGCAGAAAACTTAATCACTGGTGATCGAGCAAAAGATTACGGTGATGCTTATGAAAACCATGCGCGTATTGCGGACGGTTGGAATATTATTATGAACGGAGCTTTAAAGAGCCACGGCTTTTTAACTCCGTCACACGTAACCCTAATGATGGACTGGGTAAAAACGAGTAGGCTCATCGAAACAATAGACCATGAGGATTCATGGATTGATAAGGCGGGATACACCGCTCTAGGTGCAGAGTTTATCGAAAGAGATGCTCGCCCTGTAAATAAAATTATTGAGGAAATAAAAAATGGCAAATCTACAAATGGCTATGTTCGCTCCAAAGAGTGAGTGGGTTCCACCCCTAGAACTACCCGACATCACAAGTGCCGCTAAAATTGCAATTGACGTCGAAACACGCGACCCGAACCTAAAAAAGAATGGGCCCGGATGGCCTACAGGTGACGGGGAAGTTGTAGGCTATGCCGTGGCTATAGATGGTTGGTCTGGTTACATACCCATCCGCCATTACGGTGGCGGTAATTTAGATGAAAAGATTGTAAACCGTTGGCTCAAGAAAGTGTTTGAGTGTCCCGCCGATAAGATCATGCACAACGCACAATATGATCTGGGTTGGATTAAACGCATGGGATTTACTGTTAATGGACGCATTATTGACACAATGCTTGTAGCGTCGCTCTTAGATGAGAACCGTTTCAGCTACAGTCTGAATGCGTTGGCCTACGAACACTTAGGCAAAACCAAATCAGAGAAAGCGTTGGTTGAAGCCGCACGAGAGTTTGGCGTCGATCCAAAAGCTGAGATGTGGAAAATGCCCGCGATGTATGTTGGCCCATACGCAGAAGTTGATGCCGTACTAACATTAGAACTATGGAATTACTTTTCCACAATGTTAGGCAAAGAAGACCTATGGAACATAGCTAACATAGAACTCGATCTCCTACCGTGCCTTGTTGATATGACAATGCGTGGCGTTAGAATAGATGTGAACCGCGTCGAACGGACCAAAGACATGCTTTTAAAGCGTGAAAAAGAAGTCATGAAAGAAATTAAACGCATTACAGGGTCTAGTGTTGAAATCTGGGCGGCACAATCTTTGTCTAAAGCGTTCGATAAATTAGATATAACTTATCCAAAAACAGAAAAAGGCGCTCCATCGTTCACGAAACAGTTTTTAAATGAACATGCGCATCCTGTTTCTAAGTTAATTGTTGAAGCTCGTAACCTGAACAAAACGTCTGGTACGTTTATAAATACAATCATAAAACATTGTAGAGCTGATGGACGCATACATTCGCATATAAACCAGATTAGATCAGATGATGGGGGAACAGTTAGCGGTAGAATTTCAATGTCCAACCCAAATCTGCAACAAATTCCGGCCCGCGATCCAGAGCTAGGACCTATGATCCGCAGTTTATTCCTACCAGAAGAAGGTGAACAGTGGGCGGCCATCGATTACTCGCAACAAGAACCACGCATTTTGGTTCACTACGCACATGTATATGGCAAAACACGCGGTATTCCGCTCGAAGGTGCGGCCGAGTTTGTCGAAGCATACAACACGGACCCCGCAACAGACTTCCATACCATGGTTGCGGAGATGACAAACATCCCTCGTAAGCAAGCAAAGACAATTAATCTCGCGCTGATGTATGGCATGGGTGTAAATAAAATGGCTGAAAGCTTAGATATTACAGTCGAAGAAGCCAAAAAACTCGTCAAACAATACCACAACCGCGTTCCGTTCGTTAAGGGACTAATGACAGGTGTAATGAATAGGTTAAACGAAAACTCTTCGGCGGGTGCTTTGCGCTCATTAGGGGGCCGTAAGTGCCGCTTTGATATGTGGGAACCCGATACGTTCGCAATGAACAAAGCCCTGCCTTACAGGGAAGCTGTGTCCACCTACGGGGCCACTACGCGTCTGAAAAGGGCCTACACATATAAAGCGCTGAACAGGTTAATCCAAGCGTCGGCCGCGGACATGACAAAAAAAGCAATGGTGGCACTTTACAAAGAAGGAAAGCTCCCACTTGTGCAAATACACGATGAAATTGCTATGTCTGTGAAAAATGTTGACGAAGCTAATGAAATAGCTAAGATAATGGAGAATGTTCTTCCGTTAGAGGTTCCCAGTAAATGTGATGTTGAAATGGGACCATCTTGGGGCGAGTCCATGTAGTTTTTTTCTGCTCGACAAAACTACTCCTGTGGTTTGTCCTACTTCCCCAGTTCTTACACCCAAGAACTGGGGTTTTTTCTTGCGTTATTGTATATTCTCCTATAATATCGTAGATGTACCGGTGGATCGGAGAGATAAAATGGATACAACACGTTGGAAAAGTGTACTTGTACCACGCGAAGTATACGAAGAAATAAAAAAGCTGTCTAAATCAGAAGGCAGAACAATCGGAGGGCAACTTCGACTGGTTTTTGACTGGTACAAAGACGCTCAAACCGCGGACCACGAGGCTGTAATTGATGACAATGCCGAGTCGCGTTGAAAATCCAATACATCAAAGGTTGATGCAAAATAGGTGCCCTAAATGCGAACAAATACTACAAGTAGTTGAAAAAACAGATGAAAAGCTTGTGAGAAAATGTTCTACATGTCGCCTAACAATCGAAGACGACCCGAAAACAGCAGAATATCCGCGTTAGGTATGCGATTTAGTATTGCTTATCCCATATTTACGTGTATTATCGACCGTGCAGCTTATAACTGCACTCCGTAGTAAAAAAGCCCCCAGTTCGCTTGCCCGCGACTGGGGGCAACTTTTTTGGAGATTAAAATGGCAGACTTTGTAAATGGCCTAATGGCTAAAAAACCCCATGAAAAAGCACCTGATTTTGTTAAGTGTAATCTTAGCATAAAGCGTGTAGACTTACTCGCATGGTTGTCCGATCAAAATGACGATTGGATTAATGTCCAAGTCAAGGAAAGCGGCCGCACTGGAAACTGGTACGCGGAAATTGACACATGGAAACCCAAGGAGGGGTAAATGAAGCGTGTCCTGCTACAAGAAACTGAAGAAGAAATTAGAGATGATTTCTTGTGGTCCATGGAATGTACGCACGATCTTATCCAAGAAATGACTTTAAGTGACATGAATATGGGAGCCGCACTGGGTGGAATGCTTACGCAAACACTCTCGGCTCTCATGGCTTTTGCCCCAGATAATGATACCGCTATGAAGGTGCTATCGTCTTGTATTCACAACGCAACAGTCTCCGTTGAAGAACCCAATACCAAGAAGCAAACACACGGTAGTTCTGACGAAATCCACTAGCACTTGACACGAACGCATAATATCCCATATACTGAGTTCACCTAACTATGGAGATTATTATGACAAAAAGAAAAATGCTCGCAAAAGTTGAAATTTGTGCAAAATATGAAATTAAGGCCTCAAAATTGGAATATCACATCAAAAAAGACTCTTTCCCTAAAGGAGAGATAATCAATGGTATGCGCTACTTTAGCGAAGCCGAACTGGAAAAATACGCTCAAGCTAATAAAGCGTTCAGTAAACCATCCGCCACAGAAATAGGCAAAGCTGAAGCCCTAGATTATGTAAACAATCAGGCGCAACCCGAAACCATGGATTTCATGAATAACGTTTGGAATAACGTGACCCCTGAACCGTGGTACGTTGAGTACCGAAATATGATTATCACAATTGTCGTAGCGGCAGTGTGTGGTTTTGTTTGGGGTATGATGTAATGAGAGCAGTTATTAAATTGTGGGGCGAGGATCGCGAACCATTGGCTGAATTAATTGTCCCGCAGGACAATTCGCCTTCATTATGCACTAATTATTTTGTTGAGCGGTGTTGGAAAATGGCCGACGAAATGGCATTGAATTTNNGTCTTCGGGCCCAACTGGTGAACGACTGGTCACCCGATATAAATACGTTTCTGGCCCAGATGTTCGGGCCAGAAAAAATAATCCGTAAGCCACAGCCCGCGGCACACGAACCGTGGAAGCCAAAATATGACGGTGAAGAACCACCCTTTTAGGAAAAAATATGATAACGTTAATACAAGGCGATTGTTTCGAGCAAATGCCTAAGTTGGAAGCTCAAAGCGTCGATATGGTTATAACGTCGCCCCCCTACAACAGAAAAAGAAACGATAAATATAATAATCACACCGATATAAAGCGTGATTACGTGGCATTTCTTGAAAAATCCATAAATGAGTGTCTCAGAGTATGCAAAGGCAACGTTTTTTTTAATTTGCAAAAAAATACATACAACAAACAAGATGTTCATAAGATTATGGGAATTTTTTCGGACAAAATCATAGAAGTCTTAATTTGGAAGAAATCCAATCCTATGCCAAACCCGCATCTAATCAATGCCTACGAGTATATTCTCGTATTGTCAGAAAATAATAAATCGCTCAAAGCAAACAAAACATATACTCTGAACCACTTCACAACGCCGGTCTACTCCGGAAATCCGTACAAGAAAATTCATAGAGCCGTCATGCACCCCAAAGCTTGTGCCTACATGATAGATAACTTCAGTAAAAAAGGGGACACGGTCCTCGACCCATTCATGGGCGTCGGTACAACAGGTGCCGTTTGCAAAAATAGGGCAAGAAATTTTATTGGGATCGAACTCGATAAAACCTACTTCGAGATTTGTGAAGCCGGATTGACTTAACTTTTTTAAAAATTAACTATTGACTTTATCGCATACCTGTGATAGTATGTATTTATAGGTGGGAATAACCCATCTTATGAAGCGGGCAAGCTTCATGTTCTTTGACAATGGACCACGGTCCTACATACTACGGAGGTTCACCATGAGTGAAACAACAAAAC